ACCTGTGGCATCTCCGTAATCTACATTATACTTAACATCTTTATAGTCTGCCATAGGTCACTCCTTATTTTTCTGTAAGTAACCAACCTTGAGTAGCATCTACATATACTAATCCAAATGCAGCTCGTTCTGTTCCTACAGTTAGGTCAGCAGTAGCTCCTTGAATTTTGTGTGAATTTCTAGCTACTGTTATTGCATTAGAATCTGCTGTTGCAGCATAGTCTATAATCTGTATGTAATCTCCAGCAACTGCACTAGCTGGTAGTGTCATAGTGAGTGCCCCACCTGTTGTATTAACTGCATAGGATTTACCTGATACCAATGTAGTAGCTGATGTTAGTACTGCTGTTGCAAACGGCATTGATGCATTCTGTCTTGCTCTTGTCATATGAATTGAATCCTATTGTTTCTCTTATTTATATATTATTTATAAGAGTTTTTTACTAATCACTATAGGTAATTTAAGATAATATTAATTCTAACTTTTTCATCTGTGCATGTTGTACTATGATGTAACTTACTAGGGTCAAAGAATAATGCCCTATTTTCAATAGAATTAATCTTTGTGCCATCATCTAATATTGTACAACCATTACATGTATTCATTGATAAAATAAATCCTTTGTGTTCAAAATCATAATCTGCATGTGAAGAATGTTCTTGTATTATATCTGTTCTAGAATATAGATTAACTTTCATTCTTAAAGAAGCTTTAACATCTAACATATTTGTAATAAATCTAAAATTAGAATAATAATTGCTATCAGTATAATTTAGATGTGGTTCACATAATGTATGTGTAAAATAAGATGAATTATCCCCCTCTTTATGTTCAGCATTTAATGTTTTATTATAAAAATAAGGAAACTCGTTAGAAAAAAGTAAGTGTTGTAATTCTATAAATTTATCTTTAGGTAAAAAATTTTCTATTATTTTGTAGTTTTTTTCCATTCTATTTTTTTTCCTTTTAACACTGTAATGTATTCATCCTTTCTATAGGATACATGCGTGCTTGTATACCTCTTATGAAAAAGACTAATGTTAATCTATCATCAACACCAGCATTTGTACTCATAGCACTGTGCCAAGAAAATGTATCATAACAAATTAATCTATTGTATATGTTATTGAATCTTATAGTTTCATCAAAATCACTATAATTTTTTTCTATAATCTCATCCCATTTTTTTTCATCAACATTATCATTTAGATATAAGTCTTCTTTTAATTTTAATATATTCTTACCATCTTCTTTTGTAAAATTATGATTTTTTTTTAATTTGTAAATTGATGTGCCACTATTTAAATTTGCATTGGGTGTTAGATATATTAAACCAGCAATACCAATTTCATCTTTAGAATTAGCATCCATATGAATTAGTCCTTTGTTACAATTTTCATGTTTGTGTGATTTTACTAATTGAAAAGTAATATCACTTTCATCCCATGTAACTTTATTCATAGATTCCCATCCATAAAATGCAAGTCCTATTTTAGCAATTAATTTTTGATTGAATGCATCATCTACTTCGTGTAATTGGTCACTTCTTTTGCCAGGCCATTTTCCCTCTGGGTCTTTTTCTTTAGATAAACCTAAACCCCACTCTCTAATTTTATCTGGGTCATCAAAAAAGTTATCTACACATACTGCATGAAAGTTTTTCATTTTCTAATTATTTTTAAACCTTTAAACTTTGCTGGTAATCCTAAGTGTAGTCTACCATCATATAAATTATCTTTCGACTTTTCATTTACTTCATTGTAGTGTAAAAATACTTGTGTACATATATCACCCTCAAACTTATTACGCCAATGTTCTAATTCACATCCTCTATAAATTAACATATCAGATGGTTCAAGTTTTATTTCATGTTGTTTTCCATTTCTATCTTTTAACCAAATAGGAAATACATGACTTCCACCTAAATTTAAAGTGGTTGATACTTCACAAGAGTATCTATCTGTGTGAGCTCTCATATCATCATTAGTTTCATAAATTCTAGCATAAGAATATGTTGGTGTTAAATCTAACTTTGTTAACTTAGACATTTTTGGTGTAAGTATTTGAAGTATAGTTTCCATAGCAATATCTGAATAGTGACAATATGAGGTAGGGCACATTACATCACCAGATGTTCCCCAATCCTTATCATGTTTAGATATGTATGTTGTTTCTCTCATAGTTTTTTCAACTTGACTTTTTAACATAAAGTAATCATAAACAAAATTTGTTACATCTATTGGTATAGCATTTTTAATTACTTGATATCCGTTTTTAGTATAACTCATTCAACAGAACCCTCACCAAAATATCTTAAAGGTACAGCAGATAAATTAAAATGTATAAATCTAAATGCTCCCCCCTTTTTTGAAAAAATATATTCGTGTGGTAAATAAGATGGGAACATATACATATGCCCTGGCTCTGGTTGAACATTACATGTTCTTGAAGCAGGGGTAATTTGTCTTGAATCTAATTCTGGTAATGATGTCATAGCTGAACCTTGTCTTGGGTCGTGAAATAAAGGATAAGATGAATCTTCATTTTGTAAAAAGTAAAAACCTGATACATGACAATTTTCATGTATGTGTACTCTATGATGTCCACCACCATCTCTGGCAAACTCCTGTACCCACATAGAATCAAAAACTACTTTATGATTTGATATATCATTTCCCCATGATTGTAAAAGATTACATGCAGTACCACCAATGTATTCTACTAAAAATTTTAACTTAAAGTCATTTTCAATACTACCTGAGTGATAGACTCTACCCATATCACCTTCCTTTGTATATTCAGATTGTGATTCATGCGACTCATCTAAATATGGTTGACAAGTTTTATTTACATCATCAACCCACTCTGGTATTTGTGTAGACCAAAATGGTGTTACAAAAAATTCTTCATTAGTTTCTTTTCTATCAGACATAACTATCTCCTAAATTCCATTGTACTAAACTTAATCTTTTTCCTTTTGTGACAGGTGAAACTCTATGCCAAGTGTAACTAGGAAATACACAAATAGAACCTCTTGGTAATATTTCTCTAACTTTATAAAAATATTTTTTATTAAAATCATTTTCTCTAGAAAACTCTAAAAATCCACCTTCATAATCTTCTGGGTTTGACAAACTAACTGTAACAGATAGTTTTCTTATTAAACCTTTTTGTTCTCCTTGTGTGTATGGATAATTCTGAGCATCTCTATGCCAGTCATAATATTCGCCTGGCTCATAAATTGTAAACTGAGAAGCTTCTGATTTAGTAAAATTAAAATTCCAACCAGCCATTTCATTTGCTTTTTTTACATAAGGTTCTAATTCTTTTTTTACCCACCAATCACCAATCCATGATATATTTGAATTTCTTATTTCTTTGGTTTGTTCTATTTCTTTTTTACTACGAGTGTAACCAGTACGACCAGTTAAAGCAATATTTGGATTATTTGAATAGCCTTCTTCAATTATTTTGTCACACAAAAAAGGTGAAAGTGCTGAATCAAAGTAATAGAATAATTTTTTGTAGTTCATAATAAGTCACTAGTTAATAATATAAACTATTTATAAGGAAAATTTATGAATCTAAATCCCAAACTGTAGTAGTTGTGTTCCATGTATAATTTAATGATTGTTCCACACCACCAACTAGTTTCAATGCGTACCCAGTCCATGTCTGAGAAGATTCGTTCCATTGAGATGAATAAATTTCTAATGGTGAATCATCTGACCATTTACAATCAAAAGTAGTAAACATAGTAACAGGGGGTTGCCAATCAAGATTTGAATCTAATGTCCATGAGTTAAATGGTTTAGCACAAACAAATTTATCTGCACTAGAATTGTAAGTATAACCTATACCAGCATATTGTTTTCTTTCGCTATCATTATATGAAGTTTGTATCCACGAACCACCCATTCTATTTTCAACCCACGTTCTCGCTTCTGCAGACCAATCTCCACCATTAGCATCTACATCTGCATTACTAAAAACACAAACTCTGAGTACTACATTACTACCATCTAATTCAGCAAAGTGTGCCATTACCATGAACTCCTTGTAGTATGTACATATTGAGCACCCATACTATAGATACCAGATTTAGCTTTTGTTCCAGCTACACATTCTACTGCAATTACAACTCCACTACCACCATTACCACCTGAATTAGCAGCATTAAAAGGAGCACTGCCTGGATAACGACCACCACCACCGCCACCGCCACTATTAGCTAGTCCAACTTTAAGTACAGTACCAGTATGACAACCTACACAAATTTGACTTACGGGCCCATCACCCATTTGACCAGTACCACCACCGCCTGGTGTTCTTTTACCTAAATAACTTGACTTATCAGCAAGAGCTCTCATAATAGATAATGGATTACTTGGATGTCCTTGAGCACCAGCTTGTCCACCGCCACCAAAGAATCCACAATCACCTAAACATGTTGGAACTCCTAATGGTGTTAAATCTCTACCTTGACCGCCGTTACCTGCTCCACATGTTCCACCATTACCTTGTCCTTGACCTTTATTACAAGCACCACCGCCACCAGCAGCTCTAGGGCCACCACGACCGCCTGGGCTTCCTTGATATATAGGTGAACATCCACCAAATGAGCCTGGATGAGTACCTTTACCACCCTCGCCAGGATTACTCCCACCAGTTCCACCGCCAGAACCATTTACTCCACCACATATACCAGCTACTGGTCCTCCAGCATTTTGTCCACCACCACCCATACCTTTTAAAGCAGTTAATGGTGCAGGGCCACCCCATACACTATTATTACCATCACCACCTTTATCACAATTATTAGCTGTAAGTGCAGTTCCACCAGCACCTATTGTTATGGGTACTGCACAAGCTGGGAAAGGATGACATGCTACTACTACTACACCACCAGCACCAGCACCACCAAAAGAACCACCACCACCGCCAGCAATAACTATTGCTGTACCAGCAGGCATTGTTCTAGTAAAACATCCACTTGATGTAAATGTTGTTACTTTTTTAGAATTAGTGGGTGTATTACATGCACCTATTATTCCACCATTTATTGAGTAATTACCCATTCCTATTCACTCCTAATTATTAAGCGTCATCTAATATTTCAAATGATACGAATAAATCTAAATCACTGGCTGCACTTGCACCACCTTTGAGTATATCACCTTCCATTAAATAGATAGGTGTATCTACAACTACCATTGATGTATCAGCTGGAACTGCAATAGTTTTTGCGAGATAAACAGTTGCATCAGCACCTGTAGTAGCTACACCTGTTGAACCAGTACCCATACCATCTACAAATAAATCAAATGTAGCTGAGTTAGTACCATCAACATTGGCAACAGTCACTCTGTTAATTTTTACCAGTTTATCTGCAGCCACTGTAATCAAAGTTGCAGTCGCTGTTGCAGTCAAATTAAATCCAGCATTAGCAGCAAGTACTGATGATACATTTATTAAATTTGGATTTGCCATTTTATATTTCCTCTATTAAATTTTTATATGTTATTTATATTTATAATCGTTTTATCTACCAAATAGCATTGCTAATACAATTGCCTTTCCTGTAGATAGTCCGAATCCTGTTGCAGTACCAGCATTAGCGATAGTTGCACCTGAATCTATTGTTAGTGTTGTACCAGATAATATGTTCATGGCATTTGCACCCATTGTAATATCGATTGCATTCGCAAGTTTAAAATCAATTCGGTCATCTGTGTTTGCTCTGATACTTGTATCACCATCAGCGTCAAGTACAAGTTCTGCACCATCCATATCAGCTGATAATATATTTGTAGTTTGTACTGCCAATATTTTTATCATATCGTTTGCAGCTGCAGCGGCAGATAATACGACAGCAGTTCCATTGGTTGCAGTATAATCTGATGCATCTAACATAACACCATTCACTAATACTTGTACAGTACTTACTCCAGCAGTATATGCCAATGTAGAACTGTTATCATCTGAACCACTAAAGGATGTTTGAGCAGCAGTTGCTGTATATTCAAAAACTGCAAATGCGTTTTCACCATCCCCAGCAAATGATAATACACCACTACCATCTGTTTTTAAAAATTGTCCAGAAGAACCATCAGCACTTGGGAAATCAAATGTTACACCATTAGATGTAAAGATAAGATGTCCACCATCTGATGATATTGCTTCGTTAGAATCGTGGAATTGTAATGTTGGTGTTCCACCACTATCTGTTAATAATAATCCTGTGTTGTGTACATGAGTTAATTCGATTTCATTATTTGCACCAAATCCTAATGCAGAACCATCTGTTATTATTTTGAAATCACCATCATGAGTCATTCTAAACATTTCAGTAGC